GGCCGTGGAAAAGCAATCACATTCCTACATGGGACTGAAACTTCGTCATGGGGTGACGAGGAAGGACTTGCCTCACTACTGGCGTCTTTGGCTGAAACCAACCCAATGCGAATGTACATCTTTGAGTCTACTGCCCGTGGATTTAATATGTTCCACGATATGTATACCACTAGTAAAAGAGCACGCACGCAGCGCGCCATTTTTTGTGGCTGGTGGCGCAATGAACTGTATTCACTGGACCCTGAAGGTCAGACATACAAAGTGTATTGGGATGGCAGACTGACAGGTGAAGAAAAAGAATGGGTGCGTGACATTAAGAAACTCTATGGTGTAGAAATCAACTCGCGCCAGATTGCGTGGTGGCGTTGGAAACTCCTTGAAGGTATCAAGGATGACTCTTTAATGTACCAAGAGTTTCCACCTACTGAAGACTACGCCTTTGTGATGACCGGTACGTCATACTTCTCAAACGCTAGGTGCACAGATGCCGCTAAGATTGCTAAGAAAACAACCTGCGACTACTACCGCTACTCCTTTGGTGCAAACTTTCAAGACACCAACGTGCTCAAGTCTACAGAACGCCTTGCTTCTCTCAAGGTCTGGGAAGAACCGATTGACACGGCCTACTACGTCATTGGTGCTGACCCTGCTTACGGTAGCTCTGATTGGGCTGACAGGTTTTGCATCCAAGTGTATCGCGCCTATTCCGATGGCTTGGAACAAGTGGCGGCGTTTGCCACCTCAGAAATGAACACCTATCAATTTGCGTGGGTCATTGCCCACTTGGCAGGAGCGTATAAGAACTCTACGCTTAACCTTGAAGTCAATGGACCAGGTCAAGCCGTCATTAACGAACTCCGTAATCTCAAGCGCCTAGCTGCCAACATGGGTAACTCTATGGGTGCCTCACTCATGAACGTCTATGCGTCGATGACCAACTACATCTGGAGAAAGAACGACTCTTTAGGCGGGATGTCTTCTAGCATGGGATGGTTGACTACCTCGGCGACTAAAGAGCGGATGCTGTCCTACATGAAAGACTATTTTGAGCGCGGCATGATGGATATTTTGGATATGGATACCATTGAAGAGATGAAGACCGTGGTGCGTGATGGCGGGGCGATTGAAGCCTCTGGGCGCAATAAAGATGATCGCGTCATTGCGAGTGCTTTGGCCGCTGCTGCTTTTGCCGAACAGGTGCAACCTCAGTTAATTGGACGAAAGATTAGCCGCATGGTATCCAAAGTTGAACAAAACTTTACGCCTGAACAACTCTCTGTCGGGCGTAACGTCGGTGATTATTTAAAGAAGATTGGTGTCTATGGTAATGAAAACAATCCACACTAAAGCTGAATTGCTGAAAATAATTCACAGATTCTTGTCTGATAAAGACCGTGGCATTAGCATTAAATTGTTTGCCGAACTTTGCGGTATAGATCAAAAATACATAGAACGTGTCTTTCTCTTGCAAACCCATCCTTTAAGCGAATACGTTCAGCGGCGGGTAAGCAAAGGTTGGGATGAGTGGCGCGGTGGCCATGTGGCGATTATGAAGAACCAAGACAATACAAAGTTTGTGCAGTACCGCAAGACCCCTAAGTCTTTAGCAATGCGCGGCTATGGACTACAAGTGGTTGGGGGCGAGATCAAGTTAAAACTTGGGATCAAGAACCGCGCAGACTATTCAGACACACTTGCAGACCAGTTAGGGGATTAATATGTCACGCATACTACGCGATTACAAATGTCAAGAACACGGTTTCTTTGAAGGTTATGAGGCCGTTTGTCCAGAGGGGTGTACCGATTATGTTCTCCAAGTTTTTCTCCAGGCTCCTGGGTTTAAAAGCGATAAAAGTAAAGCCGCCGACAAGCAACTTAAGCAACTCGCCAACGAATTCGGAATGTCAGACATCAAGTCCACCCGTGCCGGTGAAAACCAAGCCGGTTACCTCACCCGTAACAACAAGTTCAGCGAAAAAGAGTACGCCGAAGCCGAAAAATACGCTACGCCCAAAAAGCGAGGCCGCCCCCGCAAAGATGCCCAAAACCAACCTCAACCGCAAGCGGACGCGCCGCGCGAAGCCCGTGCTGGTGACTCAGCGGTCTGGGGCGGTGGGTTCCAAGGGATGAATATGCAATCCATCTTGGCCGGCCAGTTTGCACGACCTGTTGGACCGTCTTTAGGCAAAGAAGCTGAAATTACTAGCTTGACACCGCGTGCCGCAGGGATCAATAATGGGCCTACTGTTGATCCACGGGCTACAATGCGTGACCCTGATAACTTGCAGATCAAAAAATGAGAATCCCATCATCACCTAGTGAACGCGAGGTTGTCTACTTAGACCTAATGCGGAAGTGCATGGTGTCTAGAGAAGAGCGCAAAGGTGATTATGCGATTAATCGTGCATACTACTTGTTTGGCGCGGGGCCTGAAGAGCCTCCCGCTTACTTTAACAAAGTCAATCCGCACCTTGACCAACTCACATCCTTCTTGTATTCCGCAGAAAGCACCCGCTTTAGTATCGCGTTGGGTGCTGCGGTCAAGCACGATGAACACCGCAAGACACCAAGCCTTACGTTGGCACTTAACGACGAATGGCTAAACAGCAATGCTGACCAAGTATTTTCAACAGCATTGACTTGGGCGCTGGTCTACAACACCACCTTTGTCAAACTGGTCTACAACAACGGAATTCACCCGTACATGATTGAACCAAGCGCAATGGGTGTGCTGCGCGAGGACTTGCCTTATACCAACCGGCAAGAAGCTATTTGCCAGCGTTATTACATTACTCGCTCTGAGTTGTACTCGCGCCTATACTCGCATCCTAAGCGCGAAGCCATTGTCAAGCGCGTGACCACAGGCATCAAAGTATCTGAGTCTGACATCCCCGATGCGGTGAATCGGATTGTGCTTTCTCAAAGCAATCCCACCATGTATGGCCAAGTCAACATGGATTTGTACGGCCAAAACCGTTACAAAGCGCGTATTGCAGAAGATACCGTTGAGATGCACGAGCTGTGGGTGTGGAACGATGACACAATGGACTATCAGGTTGTTACGATGGCTAGTCCCGACGTCATTGTCTATGACCGCCCAGGCGCATCGTTGTTCTTAAAAGGCGAATGTCCATTCACGCAACTCTGTCCAAACCCTTTGTACGATTATTTTTGGGGTGCGTCAGAGGTTCAAAAGCTGCAATTGCTTCAAGCCTTGCGTAACAACCGTATGGCTGAAGTCTTAGACTTGCTATCCAAACAAGTGAACCCGCCCACCGCATTGTCAGGCTTTACTGGCATCTTAGATGAGAAGAACTTCTCTCTTAACCGTGCCGGTGGTTTGCTTGCAAGCGATATGCCAAACTCTAAGGTCGAGCGTCTTGCACCTGAGATGCCAAGCAATCTGTTTGAAGTCATTCACGAAATTGATGATATGTTTAGCGAAGTGTCGGGTATTAGCAACGTTTTATCCGGCAAAGGCGAGGCTGGTGTGCGTTCTACCGGCCACGCAAGTCAATTAGCCCGTTTAGGCTCAAGCCGCGCTAAGAAACGTGCACTTATCATTGAAGACAGCCTTGAAAAAGTTGCAACGTTGTATCTCAAGCTCATACAAGCTTATGATCCGACGCATTTTCAAGATACAGAAGGTGTGCCGTTCATTGCAGAACAATTTACTAAAGATTATGTAGTAAAAGTTGATGCACACTCGAATTCGCCAATATTCACTGAAGATACTAAGCAATTAGCCTTCCAGTTGCATAAAGTCGGGGCAATTAGCAAAGAGTCGCTTATTGATCTGACAGAACCACCTATGAAACAATTGTTAAAAGATCAACTTAAACAAATGGAAGCCAAACAGGCGGCTGCACCTAAACCAGAGGGTGGGCCTAAGCCTAAAGCGGTTCCAAAGGCGGCGTAATGGCAGATCAAGTACAACCTAAAGCAGATCAACCTAGGGTTTCTACTGAGTCCCTAAAAAGAGGTGAAAATTCACCGAGTTTGCAGTATCGTGTGAATGCAATCAAAGAACCGCGTAACGTCACAACAAGAAGTTACGGTCGTAGCAAACGTTCATAGGAAAATATCATGGCACGCAAAGCTCGCAAAAGCTGTCGTTAAGAATACCTGTTCAGGGTATAAAAGGGTTTGGCTGCCTTCCCTTAAATTTGGTGGCCGTCATTCTACAAGGAGTGCACTATGCGTAAAGCTCGCAAAGGCCGTAAATCACGCAAGTAATTGTGTGTAGCCGCTAGTCCTGCCGGAGGGTCGGGAACCAAAAAAATCACCCTCCCTCTTGACAAACGCGTACAGAGGATTATTCTGTCGCAAATTACTTAGGAATTGATTATGGCTGTACCACCAGATCAGTTGATGAAGTTGATGGCAGGTCAAAAAGACAAAGCCACACCTGGAGGCTTGCCCCCGCCCGCTGATAACACAATGGGAATGTCTGATGGTGCAACGCCTCCGATGGGCGCACCCATGTCAACTCCCGAGCCTAAGATGGGAAACCGTGAAGCCTCGATGATTAATCTTGGCATGGCGCAAGATATGCTTGAACAAGCCTTGCCAGCCATTGGTTCTCAAACGCCTGAAGGCGAAAAGATCATTGCAGCAATCCGCGCTATCACCGGTGTGATCGGGCCGCGCAAAGCAAAGACTGGCGAACTTCAACAGTCAGAAATCTTGCAACTCTTGCAAAACCTGCCACAGGCTGGCGGTATGTCACCGCAGATGCAAGCAATGAACAAAGCACCTTTAGTACCTGGATTGCCACCTGGCGGCACACAACCGTTGCCACCCGTGGGCGGCCCTGCTTCTACCCCTCCTCCTCCACCTCCCCCAGGCGGTGCCGGTGGACTTCCTCCCCCTCCAGGCGGCGGTATGCCGCCCCCAATGTAAAGCGTTATGAATAGCTCATCTATCCAACAACGATTTGATGCAAAGGTTGAATATATTCCCTTTGCAGATTGTCATTATTGGACTGCCGCAACTAATAAATTTGGTTATGGCAAATTAGGAATTCAAGGTAAAAATCGTTGGGTATTAGCGCATCGTTTTGCATGGGAACAAAAAAATGGTGCGATTCCAAACAATATGTATGTTTTGCATCATTGTGATAACCCGTCTTGCGTCAATGTAAAACATTTGTATCTTGGTAGTTATCAAGATAATGCTAAAGACCGTGAATTACGCAAACGTGGAAATCACGCAAGCGGATTAAATCATGGTAAAAACAAATTATTGCCATCTCAAGTTTATGAAATTAGAGATGTTTATGATACGGGTAAATTTTCTTTTCGTCAGTTAGGGAAGATTTACGGAATAGATGGTAAATCTGTAGCTGACATTATTGACCGAAAAAATTGGTCAAATCTTCACTAGGAGAATTATTGTGGATCTTTTTAAGCCTAGAGGTGCTTCGGCTCCTCGCAACCCTACTGATAACAACCAAAAAAATGGTCAGATTATCAATACACCACGTTTCTCACAATTTGGCGGCTTAACCTCCGCACCGAAAGCCGGATACAAAAACATGATGACCATGTCGCGTCCTGGCGATACCAAAAAAGTTATTTAACAGCAGTTAGGGGATAGCCATGAGTTTAGAAGACATTTCACTAGAACAACGCGACCAACTCGCAATGCTGATGAAAGATTTATCAGACAATCCAACCACACGGAAAGAAACTCTGAAACTGGTCAAGCAATTGCGTCCAAGTATGTCGGTGCCTGAGTTGGATTTGGAAGAAAAAACAAATTCTGCTTTGGAACAGATGCGCGCTGAGAATGAAAAGATTCGCGGCGAACTCATGGAAGCCCGTCAATTAGAGTCGCTTGAGAAAAAGCGTGCAAAACTGATTGCAAACGGCAAAGCCCGTAACGACGAAGACATTAAAGAAATCGAGAAAGTGATGCTTGAAAAACGTATTCCAGATCACGAAACAGCGGCTGAGTATTGGGATTGGATGAAACAATCCGCAGAACCCACGCCTACTGGATACAACCCAAGCGCACTTGGCAAGTTTGATTTATCGAAGTACATGAAGAATCCAATCGGTGCAGCACGCAACGAGGCAGCGGCAGCCCTAAACGAGCTACGCGGAAATCGTCGGCCAATTGGAATTTAAGTGGCAGTTCTAGGGGATAAGTTTGTTGGGCGGCTTATGCCGTTTGTTAATTCAGGAGATTAATTATGCCTATTGGCGGCGGAATTCTACCTGCAAGTGGCTCAAGTCAGTACAACGAACTGACCTACGTTACGCGCAGAGCGTTTATACCCAAGCTGGTTGTTCAGCTTTACAACTCAACCCCCCTTATGGCTGCTTTGATTGCAAACAGTCAGCAAGCATCAGGCGGTGTGAGCCAAGTCACAGTCCCAGTTCAGGGCGCACAATTCGTTAATGCACAGTGGTCTGATTACTCTGGTTCGTTTAACCAGCCATCAGTTCAACAAGGTGCGTTTAACGCTGAGTTCAACCTTAAACTGATGATTGCTCCAGTACCATTCTTAGGGATGGAAGGTGCGGTTCAGCAAGACTACGCAATTATTCCTCTGATCGAAGCGCGTATGAATGACGCGACTAACGTGATGATGGATGCAATGGCTACAGCCTTGTACACCAACTACACCAACACCCAACAGTTTATTGGTTTGCCTGGTGCAATTGATGACGGTACTAACCTAACGACTTACGGTAACATCAACCGTTCGACCTACACTTGGTGGAAGTCAAAAGTCTATGCGGCCGGTAACGTTAACCCAACCCGTCAAAACATCCTCCAGTACATTTCAGGCACCGTGAAGAACGGCGCAGAAGTGCCGACGTTTGGTGTGTGCGGTTTTGGTACATGGACATTGCTTGCTCAAGACTACGTTGGTCAAGAACAGTATGTTATTACCCCAGGCCACGGATTTGATGGCGATAACAACGGCCCACAAGCAGCGTTTCGCGCTTTGATGGTTGCCGGTGTGCCAATCTATCCCGATCCATATTGCCCAGAAGGCACGGTCTATTTCATCAACAGCAATTACCTCTCACTGTACATTCATGAGCAAGGCTCATTTGTGTTTACCGGCTTTGAGTCAACCTTGCCTAACTGGCAGATTGGTTACGTCGGTGCGGTGTTGATGATTGCGGAATTGGTTTCTACCAAGCCCAAGTCGATGACCCGTGTGTCTGGCTACAACTCAATCTCGATCTAAGGAGAACAGTCATGGCACTTGGTTTAAATAAAATCCTTATTTCAGGCGCAGGGGCAAACACTCCTGGTGCGTATCCACAGTTCACCACTCTGTCGGCTAACAACGCCACAGTGTTGGTTCCTGCCGGAACGTACTGGTTGTTTCCAACTGCGAACGTTACCATCGAAGCAGTGTCGGCTTACAACACCAACACCGCTTGCACAACACCCTCAACATGGTCAACCTTTATTGCTAACAATACTGGTTCGTTCTTTGTGTCTGACGGTGTAAATTTCCGTGCAAACGTTATTGTTGCAACTAACACTACAATTACCTTGGCTACAGTTAATGGTGGTCAGGCTGTTGGCAGCACCTTTACAAGTTAAGGAACAATAATGGCTAATCCAGATTCAGTCAGTCAGTATTACTTAGACAGTTTTGGAAATGGTCGTATTGGTGTCGTTCAAGCTACTCAATTAAACACGGCTGCAAATGCAACTATTGCTATTCCGTTGTTAAGTGGTGGCTTGACTAACGCTGGCGCAACAGCGGGTTCTGGTTCAGTTATTGTTCGTCGCATTACGGTACAAAACCCAAGTGGTTCTGTATCGTCTGCTAACGTGTCGATCACGACAAGCAATGACGGTAACATTTCCAACGCTGTTGTTGCTAACGTGGTGTTAAGTAATTTGACGGCTGCCGGTAAATGGCAAGACCTGACGATTGCTGGTGCTTACGGTGCAAATACTGCTGTAACCGGTTTTCAAACACAAGCTCTTTATGTGAACATTAACACTGCAAGCGGTAACGCAAACACTGTTGATATTCGTGTTTATGGCGATGTAGTGAGTTTCTAAATGTCTTCAATATTTGTAATCAATCGTTCTGATAAAAAACTCAAAGACGGCTATGCCGGAGTGTTTTATGATTTTTTACCAAATCAAGTTGTAGAAGTACCGCTTGAGGTGGCGCAGCACGTTTTTGGTTACGGTATTGAAAACAAAGAACCTTTTCTGGCTAGGCTCGGATGGGTGAAGACCGCAAATGAATTAGATGAAGGCCTTGCGCGTTTATCTAAGTGGGAATTCCATACAGAGAAACCAAAAAAGAACGATTCGTTATCCCCGATCGTGGAGCCAGTACCCTTGCGGCCTGTCAGGGCTGCGGGGGGAAAAGTCCTCTCAGCAGCGTAAATGATGGAAAGTAAATGTCACAAAACTTATCCGGTTACATTACGGATGTTAGACGTTTGCTGCATGATGCCAATGCAAATTTTTACACGGATCAGCAGCTAACCGATTACATCAATTCCGCGCGTGAACGAACCGTGCGGGACACTGGTGCATTGCGTGCGATCCAAGTCACTCAAGTGCCGCCCCCTCCAGGCACAACAATTAATGGTGTTACTGCGACAAATCCTGTCGCATGGGCAGCCTCCACTGCATACAACTTAAATCAGTTTGTATTCTCAAACATTTTTGTGTATCAAGTGACCACAGCAGGTACAAGCGGCTCAACTGCGCCCCCGTACCCTGCAAGTAATCAAAATAACTACTCAAACTATCCACCGTCTACTGAATTCTTTAACGGTGGTGTTGGTTTAACCTATGTGTCTAACGTTGAGCAGATACCGTTCTCAACTTTGCCACAAGGACAGTACACGCTTGATATTTTAAATATCAACTTGTACTGGGGTAATACGCGCGTCCCGTTGGACTATCTTGCATGGTCTGATTTCAATGCACGGCTGCGGTTTTGGCAGAATTACATTGGTCGGCCGCAAGCCTTCTCTGTGTACGGTCAAAACACAATTTACCTTGGCCCTGTACCTGATCAAGTCTATCAAATTGAGATGGATACGGTGATTTTGCCAACAGCATTGACATTGACTGCGCCAACCGTTGCAGATTCGATTCAAGACCCGTATACAACGTGTGTAAAGTTCTACGCAGCGTATTTGGCTAAGTATTACGAACAATCGTTTGGTGAATCAGAGATTTACAAGCAAGAGTATTTGAACCACGCAAGGTCTGTGCTGAACACAGTCTTTACGCGTCGTATTCCATCTCTTTATAGCAATATCAATTAGAAATGGCTGCGGCAGAGCAAAAGAAGTCGTATCAAGTTATCAAAACCTTTCGAGGACTTGATACGCAAGCCAATCGTACTGCAATCAAAGAAGATGAGTTTTCTTGGATTGAGAATGTGCAGCCTATTGGTTATGCAAACCTTAAAGTCATCCCAAATTACTCTACTGTTAGCTCGAGCGGCAATACGGTTGTGTGGGCGAATACCGCAACAACGTTATCCTCTGCCAACATTAAATTAAATGACTATGCCGTGGCTTTCCAAGCAGACGGTAGCGCACAGTATTACAACGCAACAACTGGTGCTGTAGGTAACATGGCTGCGGCCGGTACCTTTAGCGGTGCTGGTATGCAAGTTGCGCAATGGAAGAATGAGCGCTTATTGATTCTTGATCCATCTAAGGGTTACTACTCATGGGATGGTAACAACGTCGTCAATATTGGCTCGGTTGGTATTATTGCTGTGACTAACGGTGGTTCTGGCTATACAAACGTTCCTACTGTCACAATCAGCGCCCCAAATGACACAAACGGCACGCAAGCAAATGCCGTAGCAACAGTCTTATCTGGCGTTGTACAAACTGTATCACTAAATGACGGTGGTTCGGGATATTACGCTAATAGTGTGCCAACAGTTACGATTGCTGGCGGTGG